CGAAAGGCGCGGAGGCCGTGGCCCAGCAATTGGATATGCCCTCTGACGAGATCGGCGGACGGCTGATGAAGCTCCGTAACCAGGGCCTCATCCAAAAGTGCGACGGCAAGGGCCGCGCAGGGTCGGTGTTCAAGATCACCGGGGACGGAATGGCAGCGTGGAAGGGGTTTAGCCGCCCCGACCACTCCGGCGGTAAGAGGGCGGCGTGATGCCAGCCGGACGCCCCAGCGACTATCGGCCCGAGTTCTGCGAGCGCGTGATTACCCTCGGAAAGGAGGGCAAGAGCAAAGCGCAGATCGCCGCGGCTCTCGATATTTCCCGTCAGACCCTCGACAATTGGACGGCTGCTCATCCCGAATTTCTGGACGCCATAAAAGCGGCGCAGGATCTGGCGCTCGCTTGGTGGGAAGATCAGGGACAATCCGGCCTTTCCGCCGAGAAGTTCAACGCGACGGCCTTCATCTTCCAAATGAAGAACCGCTTCAGGTCCGACTACCGCGACAAGCAGGACCACGAACACAGCGGCCCGAACGGCGGACCGATCACCGTTGCCGAACTCGACCTCTTGAGCATCGAAGAACTGGAAGCCTATGAGCGCCTCATCCGTAAGCTCTCTGGCGGCTCAACCTCTGCACTCGCTGGACCAGATCAAGTCGGCGATCGCGAGGAAGAGGGCTGACCAAGAGCGCGACCGCGTTTATCGCGAAGCCGCGAGCATCCGCTTCCGCTGTCAGACCCTGGCGGGTTTCGTCAAGGAGGCGTGGCACGTCCTAGAGCCCAACGCGAAGCTGGTCTGGAACTGGCACCTCGACGCCCTTTGCGATCACCTCGAGGCGGTATCGGACGGTCGCATCAACCGTCTCGGGGTGAACATCCCGCCCGGTTCGTCCAAGTCGATGATCGTCAGCGTAATGTTCCAGGCCTGGGAGTGGGGGCCTAAGGGCCTTCGGTCGATGCGCTACCTCACGACCTCATTCAACGATGGGCCGGTGAAGCGCGACACCCGCAAGACGCGCGACCTGATCATGTCGGACTGGTACCAAGCCCTCTATCCTGAGGTGGTGCTGACCCGCACCGGAGAGACATCGTTCGCCAACTCGGCGACGGGCACACGCGAAGGGGTCGCTTTCGGCTCCCTGACCTCGCAGCGGGGCGACCGGCTCGTGGTCGATGATCCCCACTCCACCGAGACCGCCGAATCCGAAGTGGACCGGGAGAAGACGACCCGGAAGTTCCGCGAAGGCGCGCTCAACCGCCTCAACGACCAGGAAAAGTCGGCGATCATCGTGATCATGCAGCGCTTGCATGAGGAGGACATCACGGGCGTGATCCAGAAGCTCGGCATGGGCTTCACTTGGCTGGTCCTGCCGATGGAATACGAGCCTGAGCGCGCTCGCGAGACGGCGATCGGCTTCAACGACCCACGCGTCGAGGATGGTGAACTACTCGACCCCATCAGGTTTCCCCGACACGTCGTCGAGGGGCTGAAGCGCGACATGGGCAGCTACGCCTACGCCGGCCAGTACCAGCAACGCCCCTCGGCGCGCGAGGGCGGGCTATTCAAGCGGGCGTGGTTCAAGACCCTCGGCGCCATCCCTGCCGGCCACCGCCGCCGCGTCCGCGCATGGGACTGGGCTGCGACCAAGAAGGCGACGACCAACAACCCCGATTGGTCAGCCGGCGTGCGGGTCAGCTACGGCGCCGACAAGACCTTCCTGATCGAGCACGTCTCGCGGTTCAGATCGGGGGCGATGGAGGTGCAAGCCACGACCAAGGCTCTGGCCGCGACCGACGGGACGCAGACCACTGTGCGGATCACCCAGGACCCGGGGCAGGCCGGTAAAGCACAGGTGGAGACCACGATCAAAGACCTCGCCGGGTATACGGTCGTGTCCAAACCAGCGACGGGCGACAAGGCCACGCGCGCCACCCCGGCGGCCGTCCAGTGTGAGGCGGGGAACGTCTACATCCTGCAGACCGGCGATCCTGACCAGGACGCCTGGATCGAGCCGTTCCTGTCCGAGATCACGGTCTTCCCCGCCGGCGCCCACGACGATCAGGTCGACGCCTTCGCCGACGCCATCAACGAACTGGCGCTTGGCTCGTCGTACAACTGGGACGCGCTGTCGTCTTAGCCGCACCGTAGGGGCCGCGCGTACCTTGGCCGTACTGATCAGACTGACCTTTGCAAAGGACCTTCAACCATGGCCCAGTCGCCCTTTAGCTTCATCTACGCCGCCCTGTGTGTCGCCTTCGCCGCGTTCGCCGAGCGAGTTCTGCCCGCCCTGATCTCCCTGCTGGATGTCGCCTTCTCGCCCGTTGAGGCGTTGCGACGCGTCCTGCGGGAATACTGGTCGGCTGAGCCCGTTGTCCGCGCGCCGATGATCGCCCGAACTCGGTCCTTCATCGCCCGCCAGCTTGAAACCATCGACTTCGGCCGACAGCCTGGCGTCTACGCCGCTCGCTGCTGAAGCGCTTAACCCCGACCAGAAAAGCAAGCCCGGCGGTCCAGCATCGCCGGGCTTTTTCGTGACTGCGAATCCGCCGCACCCCTCCGGTTTAGCCGCATCCCAACCCCGCGCGTAGGTTTCGGGCCGTTGAGTACGGAGGCCCGGTGGCGACCCATGACACTTGATCATCAGTGGGTCGGCATCCTCATCACCTGCGCCGTGTACCTTGTAGGGGGTGGCGTGTTTGTCGGTGTGGTCCGGGTGACGATTAAGTCGCTGACCTCCGCGATCGACAAACTGGAACGGCGGATGGACGCCTTCGACGGCTTCTCCGACGACAACATCGGCAAGGGCGCCGACATCGCAGCGAGGGTCGCGACCTTGGAGCGCGAGATGAAGGAAGTCCGTGATCTGCGGGACCTCGTCATCAAGCGTGGCGAGCGCCAGGACATGCACCACGAGACGGCCGAGAAGTCCATGAGGGCGCTCGAGGAGCGCATATCGGCCGCCATCGCCATGATCGCCAACGCTGCCCGGCGAGACGGGAAGATATCGTGACCGATACGGCGCCCGTCCTCGTGAAGGCGCGCACCTGGGGTGACATGCTCCGCGACGCTGGCGTGCGGTCGTATGCGATGATCGCTGGGGCGGCAGTCATCACGTTCTGCGGGGCGGGCCTAACCCTCATCATCTGGCTCGGGCCGTGGAGCCCAGACCGCCAGCAGCAGCAGCTCTACTACCTCGGCACGGCGCTCCTCGGCTGCCTCCTGATCGTCGCCCTCGTAATGATCGCCCTTACCGGCGTGAGTGTGGCCGTGTCCGCCAGCCGCAAGGGCGTGTCGGTCAACGTCTCTGATGAGGACGGGAATAAGCCTCTCGCGACCGTGACGACCACCACGCAGATCGAGCGGGGAGACGGCCATGACGATGGCCCATATCGGCGCGACCCGCGCGATGAGCGGCATCAACGCGACCGCCCCGGGCAGGGCCGCCCAGCACCATGGGAGCGTTGATGTCATACCGCGACGAGATCGACGACCTGGCGGCGAGGGTGGAGAGCCTGAGGGCGCGCATCTATGCCGAGCCAGAGCCCAAAGAGACGCCAGAGCCGGTGGCCGCCAGCCGCAAGCCAGTCGCCTGGGCCGCGCACGTCAAGCGCATCCTCGGCGAGGGGGACGGCGAGCAGTTCATTGAAGGCGTGCTCTGGATCGAGGACGACCTTGGCATCGACGCTGACGATCTGATGTCCTGCATGGCCTTCGAGACCGGCCGCAAGTTCCGCTCGAACACCCGCTCTCCCGTGTCCTCCGCAACCGGGCTGATCCAGTTCATGAGGGCCACTGCGCTCAAGATGGGCACGACGGTCGAAGCCCTGGCCGCCATGCCGGAGATCAAGCAGCTCTCCTACGTCCACCGCTACTTTAAGGAGACGATCGCGTGGGCCGGGCCGCTGAAGGACATCGCCGACGTCTACATGGCGATCCTGTACCCAAAGGCGATCGGCAAGCCGATGAGCTTCCCACTCTTCGTCCGCGGGGACGCCAACTACACCCCCAACGCGGGGCTCGATGCCAACCGTGACGCCCAGGTGAGCAAGGCCGAGGCCGCCTCTAAGGTCATGGCGATGCTGGCCGAGGGCTTGCGGCCGGGGAACGTCGGATGACCGACCGCCGCATCCCCGCAATCCTCTGGATCATCGCCTCGCCCTTCATCGGGGCGGCGACCTACCTCAGTCTCGGCTGGATCGTCGTGAAGGTGATGGGATGAGGCTCAAGCTTCCTCAATGGGTCACCATCGTCGATGTCTGGGCCTGGGTGCTCGCCGGCCTCGCGCTGATCGGGACAATCGTCCTGATAGGATGGTTCATCACCGAGCCGGAGAGGGCGCGCCAGAAGGCCGCTGAGGCGCGCGCCGCGCAGGCCATCGCAGAAGGCCAGGCGAAAGCCGGCGGCGATGCAGTGATCATCCTCGACGGCGTTCTTGGCGAGGCCCAGAAAACCGAAGACCAGAGCAGAGAGAACGCCGATGCAATCCGCAATGCCCCGGGCGCTGACCAGCTTCTTAGCCCTGACCTTAACCGCGTCGCTCGTGAGCGGCTGTGCAACAGGCCGTCCTATCGTGGCCGCCCAGAGTGCGTGCAGTACCTTGATCGGGCCAACCCTTCGAGGTCCCGTTGACCCGGTCGATCTTCCGCCCGCCGACGCGACCGCGGGAGATGTCTGGACCGCGCTCGACGGACAAACCGGCCGCCTCGATACCGCCAACGCGTACAAGTCCGCCATCATCGAAACGATCGTGGCGTGCGAGCAGCGGGACAGAGCAGCAATCGAGGGCCTGACCCGGCCTTGGTGGAAGGTGTGGCGCTGACGGCGGGCGGCGGCTGGTGAGGCCTTCGACTCTTGAGAGCCGAAGCTAGATGGACCGAACCCAATCACCAGCGGTGCGCGACCACCTCTCGGTCAGCAGATGATGTGGTTGCTGCATGGTGCCGCCGATGGTGAAGTACGGCCCAACGTCTATCTGAACCAGTCCGGTAATCGTCTTGCCGAACTCAACGGCAGAGCGAACCACTTGTGGATCGTCTGGGGTGACAACAACATCCGCTAACTCACCAAACACGCGCGAATGTGAGATCGCCGGGATCACTACCGGTGTCTGGTGTGAAGCGTGGAAAACAATGGCTCTGTTTTTGAAAAGAATGGACCAATGCGCGCCCGCGGCAATGTTCGCGGTATTGTTCAGATCGGGGTCTAGCGAGCCGATAAGCGCTGCGTCCCGCAGTATAAGCCGGTCAGCGATCGTAACGGCGTCGGTCGCAAAGCCTAACAGGCCCACGTTGACAGTGAGCCAGGGCAAGAGTCTGGTCGCTGCCTCGGCGGTTTCTTTGTCGAGCAGTGATACGAAGTGCAAAGTCCGTAGCGAAATGGACCCCGGCTTCCGAATTTCGCCACTTAGGACCCGCGCCCACATGTCCTGCAAAGCTTCAGTTGAGGCTCGCTCAGCGTGACTTTTGAACAAGTTGATCCAGTCGGGATCAACTTCCGCCTCTTCTTCAGACGGTGACGGGCCCGTCTGATCTGCGAGAAGCAGCACCGCTTTTTCTGAGATTGCCTCACGCCGTTCCTGCTTCTGAAACTCCTCCTCGAGGAACCGAGCGATAGTGCGATCTACGATCTCCGGGTTCGCCGCAACGCGCTCCGCGGCCGCCTCGGCCAGTGCCTTGCGGATCACACTCTTTGTGCTTCGCTCATCCTTCGCATCCTGCGCCTTCGCCATGGTCTTCGGAAAACGAGAGCCGATTACATTGCTCAAGGCATCGCCGGCGCGTCTCTTTACGACGTCTGACAGGCCCCCCGTGAGGAGTGATACGATACCTTTGCCCACCGGAGCGAGCGCATCAGGTTCATCGCCCTGGTCCATCGCAGTCCTCTTGCTTAAGCGGTTTACTCTGAGGCGATTCGATACGTCGCGCCCTTAGCCGCATCGCCGGTCCTCGCCGTACCTTCCGCGCCATGGCCGCGACACCTGCAGGACGAATGACGGGGATTGCCGGGGGCCTCGCCATCCAAGACGGCCTGCGCAGCGAGATCACCGGGGCGGGGACGGGGTCGGACAAGTCCACCCTCGCGCATTGGGCCCACGGTTGCGGCCTCAGCCAGTACGAAATCGAAGCCGCCTACCGAACGAACTGGCTCGTCCGAAAGGTGCACGACCTTCCGCCTTTCGACATGACGCGCGAGTGGCGCGACTGGCAAGCCGAGAAGGAAGAGATCACCAAGCTTGAAGCCGAGGAGCGCCGGTTAGGTATCCGTGGCAAGGTGCAGGAAGCGCTCGGCCTGGCTCGCCTCTGGGGCGGCGGCGCGTTGATCCTGGGCATCGGGCAGGGCACGTCCCGCACCCCCGCGCCGGCCAACAACATCCAGGCCGGGGCCCTTCGCTATATTCACGTCGTGTCGCGCTATGAGCTGCGGTACGAGGAGCTTGAGACCAACATCCTGTCCCCGTTCTTCGGCCAGCCGAGGCTCTGGATCATGGACGGGGCCAACGGGCAGCGGGTCGAGATCCACCCCAGCCGCGTAATCCCGTTCGTCGGCCAGCGCGTTCCGCGAGGCGCATCAGGCGCGGCTGGCTATCGCACCGGCGGTGTGTTCGCGGCCTACGCGACCGATCCATTCTGGGGCGATCCCCTCCTGCTATCCATCGACTCGGCGATGAAGAACGCGGAGTCGTCTCAAGCCGGGGTCGCGGCGCTGATCCTCGAAGCCAAGATCGACACGATCAAGTTCAAGAACCTGTCGGAGCTTGTGACCACCGACGCCAAGGGCGGCCGGCTTATGAACCGCCTCGCCATCAACGCCCAAGCCCGCTCTCTCCATGGCACGAACGTCATGGACACCGAGGACGAGTGGGAAACCCGCCAGCTCGCCTTCGCGAATCTCGACAAGCTGATGGAGTCTTTCGCTGGGTTCGCGTCGGCGGCGACTGACATTCCGCAAACCCGCCTCCTGGGCCGCTCGCCCGCTGGCATGAACAGCACCGGCGACGGGGACGAGCGCAACTATTCGACGATGATCTCGTCAAAGCAGGAGGTCGAACTTGGCCCTTTGCTGGATCGGCTGGACGAGTACCTGATCCCTTCGGCCCTCGGGTCGAAACCCGACACCGTGCGCTTCCTCTTCGCGCCCCTGACCCAGATGACGGAGAAGGAGAAGGCCGACATCTTCAAGACTAAGATGGAGGGCGTCGACAAGGTCGCGAACGGCGGCTACCTGCCGGACAGCGCCTTGGCCTCCGGGGTCTCTAACATGCTCCTTGAGGACGGCGTGCTGCCCGGCCTGGACGAGGCCCTAAAGGACGCGGAAGCCGCAGGCGAAATCCCGTCAATCCTCGAAGAGCCAGATCCAGGCGTCGACCCCATCACGGGGGAGCCCATTGTGGCGCCGGAACCGGGTGAGGAAGACGAGGACGAGGATGTCCCGCCCATGCGCAAGGCCGCGAACGACGCCCTGACCGAGGACGAGCGCAAAGGGATCATCGACCGCCTCTGGCGCTACCTGATCGGCGAGCCGGCGAAGAAGGAATAGGCCATGCCCCGCGAATCCACCTCCAAGGAAGTCGGATCCAAGGCCGCTCGCATCGTCCAGATGGAAAAGCCCGACCTTGAAGCCTTCGTCGCCACCGATGAGGGTTTCGAGGACGTCATATCGGTAGCGGCGTCGGCCTGGGGTCAGCGCGAGCCGAAGATCATCACGGCGATCAGGGGCCTGTTCGGCAAGGGCAAGTAGGCCGTGCGCCTCGATGTCGCCGAGATTGCGCGAAGGGCAGGGCGCAAACGGTCGGTCAGCCTACCGGTCATCATGCCCACCCAGGCGCAGGCCGCAGACCTCGCCCGAATCTACATCCAGATCCCCCGCCTCGTGGCCGTCTGGGTCAAGGAGCGCGTTCTGCCGGCGTATGAGCGGGCGCTGGGCGAGGTGAGGGCGCGGGATTCGATGATCCGCGACGACATCCCCGAGCTTTCCGGCGAGCTGGACGGCCTGGAAGGGGAGCTTCACCGTCTCGTGCTGCGGCTGACGCCGGAATTGCGGTCGTGGATCATCAAGACGGAGCGTTGGCATAGGGCAAAGTTCGTCGGCGCCCTTCTCACCGCCACGACGGTCGACCTTTCGACGATGATCGGGCCTGATGATGCGCGAGAGCCCATGGAGGCCTCCCTTGGGCGCAACATCGACCTGATCAAGAACCTATCCGCCGACGCCAAGGCCAAGACCGCCGACGCCGTGTGGCGCGGGTTTCAGGCGAGGAAGCCTGCCCGGGACGTCGCCAGGGACATTCAGGCCGCGATGGAGACGAGCCGGGCCCGTGCCGTGAGGATCGCCAGCCATCAAACCCAGGTGCTGTCGATGACCCTCGACCAGGAGCGGCAGACCGCCGCTGGGATCACCGAGTACATCTGGCGGCACTCACGTAAGGCGCACCCCCGGCAAGAGCACGTCGAGCGCGACGGGAAGGTCTTTCAGTGGGCCAAGCCCCCGACGGACGGACCGCCGGGGACCCTGCCGAACTGCGGCTGCAAGGCGCAGGCGCATATAACGCTGGACTAAGGGACGAGCTGCTTCAGTTTAGCGAGCCCAGCGGGGTTGGCGCCCGACACCGCCCATTGCGCGTTCGGCGTGAGCTCGAACACCGCAATGAGGTCGTTGGGATCGGTGACGGCCTTCATCGCGTCGCGCACGGCCGAAGACGTAGCGGTCAACTGGGCGATCCAGACAGACTCCGCGATGCGCGCCGCGTTCCAACTGCCGAGCAGGCGATAAAGTGCGTCGTAGTTCCGGCCCGGAGCCTTGAGGTCATAGGTGATGATATAGGTCTTCACTTCGTTCTCCATTGTTGTGGAGCCGGTTGACGACGTGCGGAGATTCGTGGAATTGAATTCCCGTGATCACAACACGTCGCCTCCCGGCGGCAGCTAAAAAAGGGCGGGTCGTTAGCGCGGCTCGCCCTTGCCATGCCGGTCGCGAATCACGACCGACAGGAAAGTTAACGATTTCTGTGCAACCGCCACAATGGACTA